CAACTACAGTAGGAGCTATTGCGGAAACGACTTGTACTCCTTATACTACTTGCAGTGAGCAAAACAAAGTAGAAACCACTGAAGGTTCAACAACAGCGGAACCGGTTTGTGGTGTATGTTTACAAGGATATACACAAGACAGTACCAGTGGTAATTGTGTCGAATGTAGAACTGGTACATATAAAGATACTGTTGGAAACGGAGATTGTACTCCTTATACTACTTGCAGTCAGCAAAACAAAGAAGAAACCACTGGAGGTTCAACAACAACGGAACCGGTTTGTGGTGACTGTTTACAAGGATATAGAGAAGAAGGCGATAATTGTGTCGACGACACATGCCTTCCTGGATTTTTCTCTATTAATGGTGGATGTGCATGTTGTGGCGCAGGCAAATTTTTCTCACAAGAGGAAAAAACTTGTGAAAGTTATGATACATGCGAGGAGGAATGCGAGTTGAAAATTGAAGCGGGAGGAGGAGAGAACTGCTTTCCACCCGACCAAGGGAACAGCAACCCCTATATAAAATATAATGGAATATGTGGATCGGAGCCGAGCACAACAGATGATTATTGCGAAAAGGCCATAAATGGCGTGTTTTATATAGATACAGAGAGATCTATGCGCTTAAGCTCAGGGGCAGCAAACATGGCAGATTTATTTATAGGAGAAGTTGTAGAATTTGAGTACCCAGACGCAGACGCAGAGGCAACACCTGCAGAAGCATATCAACACCCGGGAAATCAGAAATGGGATGATTTTTTGAATGAAATTCCGGAAGATGACGCACTAAGGCTGCTTGAAGGAACCAAAGACGCGTTGGAGGATGTTTGTGCAAATCGCCAACCCCCATACATATGTAATAATTACCCCCACTCACAGCTGTTGGATGCGCAAACAGATGGAAGACGCTGTCAAATGTACTCTAGAGATAAAAATATATGCGGTGCTAGTTGCCCGCAAAAGACTACAGCAGATTCATATGAAAACGCGCAGGCTGGTAATGTTGATGCTGCACATTTCCGGTGTTCAAAATTTAAATGTGGCAACAAGTATAAGCCACAGTTGGGGCCAAACAAAAACGACTGTAAGTTGAATCCTGATGACGATAGTGACACAGTTGGATTATGTGAATACGGTACAGTTTTAAGGGTCGCGAGAAAGAGAGAGAGAGGAAGAGAGATAACGCGGTGCTGGTGTGACCCTCCAGAAGGAAAAACATGCGATGACTTTGATTATACAGGAAAACCTGCTATAATTGATAATAGTACAGCAAATAAGCTTATGGATGGTGGTACGGAGTCTCTGCCGCGAGTAAATTATTGGGACTATAATCGTCCATGGGGAGCGGAGGAGTGGCCGCCTCCCACTTAAATAAAGATTTTTATCAACAATTATATCACTTTTAACTCTAAAATCACCATCTATTAGTTGATAACCATTTATATAAACATTACTTTATAGTTGTTATACAGTATGCTAAGCGTGGAAGGAATATTGTATTTATTATGGAAATTAGGGACAAAATATAATTACTATAAATAAAAATAATCATAAAAATAAATATTAAAAGAAGTTTTATGTGTCTGTGTGAAAGTGTGAAAATATAAATTAAAAATTTATTCTATTATAATACAGCTTATTAGTACCATTTTTTTAAAGAAATTTAAAATAAAATTTTATAAAATAGTTAAAATTAATACACCAATTGCTATAAATGTAAAACCTATAATCATTTTAGCATTTATTTTTTCACGAAATATTAACGCACTTAATAATAATATTATTATCATTTCAATACTAGAAAAAATTCTTAAATAAGCAGGATTTGGAGATATTTTAATAATTTTGTATGAAATTATAACAAGATAAGTAACAATAATACCAGATAAAATAAGTAAAGAATAATTAGCACTTTTAAAATTGTTTAATTTTTCATAAGATAAAGCATAAATAAACAGTAAAATTCCAGAAATTATATGAACTGTTATTGGCCAAACATTACCTTTACAGCTAGTATCATATTTTTGAGCCAAAATTAAAAAAACAACTAATAATGTTCTTATAAAACCATATATAATCCATTGTTCCATTTAATAAATATAAAGATAAATAAACATAAATATAATTTATTCAATAAATTTAAATTTATGTTTATTTATAATTAGTTTTTCAAATTCACCAACAGAAATAGAACTAGCCATAATACCTATATCATTAGTATCCATAGCATTCTGAACGAGATTTTGATCAATATTTTCATATTTAACAAAATCTATATAATTTGTAATTGCTTTTTTATAATCTCTAATAAAAGATTTATTATTTAGTTTAATATTAATTAACCCATAAATATTATTTTTTTCAAAATAATCAATAACATATATAATTGTATTAATAGTTTCAAGTTTTTTATTAACAGCAGTATTATCTGTTTTTGTAAATATATTTTTATTATCTTTGGTTATTTTTATTTTAGTATCAATATTAGTAGAACCATTTTTTTTAATTATTTTAATATCAACAATTATACCATTTGTATTATTAATAGTTGCGATTTCGCTATCAGATTTTAAAATTTTTAATTTATTTTTATCAATATCATTATTATCACATTTTAATTTTTTTAATTGTTTTATAGTAGGTTTTTTATGTTTAGGTTCTGATAACATATAAATATATTTATCAAATAATAATTCTTTAACCATTTTTAATTTAAGATTATCAATTCTATTTTGTCTTTTAATATCATCAATATATATTGGTTTTAATTTTAAATCATTTTCAATATTATTCCAATATTCTTCATCTTTATCGTAACCAGGTAATTCATCTATAGCCAAAGCATATAATTGTAAAATAGGTTTCATAATTTGATTAGTAATATAATGCAAATAATCAGGTGTTATATTATTATCAATAATGTATTCGGGATTTTCAATTCTATCACCTTGTAAAGTACTCGCATCAACATTATCTAATTTAATAAAGACATATGGAATTCTATCATTAGCAACAGGTTTATTACCAGGATCGCGAGAACCAATTCTGTCAGCGAGAACTTTATGTGCAATTTTAGTAGGATCTTTATAAGATGCTCTAATAGATTTTGTAATAACTAAATCGGACATATTAGTTTTACCATTTACAAGATCTTGTAATTCTTCGTTGAAAAATTCAATAGATTCATTTAAATTTTGTTTATTAAGTAAAATATCTATAATACCTCCATAAATTTTTTTAACAATATTAGCATTATCTCTACGTTTTAATACAATACCCATAGATTTTTGCTTAAATTTATTAACATCAAATTCATATAAATTACCAACATATCTTTTTTTACTAAAAATAATAAATGGATATAATGATTTTTCATAATTAAGTTTTTGCGGATAAGGCATAATTTTTGCTATATTTTTTTCAACATCTTTACCAACTTTTATAGCATAATTTAAAGCTTGTTTACCATAAACAGGATTAGAATTATTATCAGTTAATGGAAATTTACAAAATATTGAATCAGTATCACCATATATTACTTCAGCATTATAATTATCTTCAACATATTTTTTAGCAGTCATAATCATTTCTCTACCAGTTGATGTAGTACATGCCGCAATATCTTTTAAATAAATTGGTGATGTACGAGCTCCAATTTGACCATATAAAGAATTAGCAGTAACTTTATATGCCGCCTGTAAAGCATCAAATACATCTTGTTCAAAAGATGAAAATGTATCGCCAATATCTATTACATTTAATTTATTAATAGTAGTAATTACATTAGTATCAATATTTAAAACGTTAATAATAAAGTCATTATTATCTGTAATAAATCCTGAAATATTAGAATTATTATTAGTATAAATAGTTTTATATTCTAATTTTTTCTTTGTATTTTTTCTTTCTTTTAGTAACATCATTAAAATATCAGCAATAATACCTTTTTTCCCATCTTTATATTGTGCGAATTTACAAGTTTTAATACCTATTTTTTTTTTTTTATCACCTTTTCCTTCATATAAATCATAAGATACATCTATATAATTAATATTTGGATCATCTACAATATATTTTTCATCAATTATATATCTGTCGTGTGATAAATCTTTAGAAATCATAGATGATGGATATAAAGATCCGTAATCAAATACAACAATTGGATCATTTAAATAAATACCTTGTTTAGGATCTAATACAACAGCACCTTCATAACCATCCGTATCAATATCTAAATTATCATATGAATTAATAACAGGAATTGCGTAATTTTTATCCATACATTGTTTAGCTATTAGAGAAAATATTTTAATACCTTGACCTCTTCTAAATAAATAATTAAGAGGAACTAAACAAACATTACCCATGCCAATATTATTTTCTAAAATTTTTAATTTATGTAATAATCTATTAACTAAAGCACAATCTTGAATACAATATTTAGCAATAACGCATCTATCTGTAGACGAACCTTTAAATTTTTCAAATATTTCTTTGGGTTTTAAATCGTCTTTTTTATCACCTAAAAATAATGAAGCTACATTATCTAATTTATAACTATCTAATTTATGATCTTTTTGCATTACTTTATATAAATCTATAATAATTAAACCATCCATATCGAAATATTTTAATGTATTATCACCCAATGCGGATGATTTTAATTCTTGTTTTAAAAGGGTACATTTACGATTAATTTTTCTGCCTAAGCCAAAACTAAAATCTTCATTTATACCTAATTCAATAGAACGTAACCATATATAATCCATATCAAAACCGAAAATATTATATCCAATTAATATATCAGGATTTAATTCATTAATAACACGTTTCCATTCTTTAATTAATTTTTTTTCTGTTTTACATTCTATTATATCACAATTATCAATAGGATCACAAGTATTTAAAGTAACTATATTACGATAAATAATCTCATCTGAACCATATTTATGAACAGTTGTTCCAATTTGGATAATTTCATCACCCAGTAATTGAGGTAAACACGATGATAATAATTCATTTAATTCATCTTCTAATTTATTTAATTCTCCAATATTTAGTTTTTTATAAGTACTATTTTCTAAATTTTTATAATTATTATTAGCATAATCATCATCATTATCGTAGTCAATATCATTATCTTCGTTATCATTATCTTCTTTACCATTATATTCATACATTTTATTAATAATTACTAGCATATCAGAAATATTATCTTTAATTAAATTGGGAATATCTTCATAATTTATATTTTTTTTAGGATAAACTTTATTAATAATTAAATTATCGTCTATGATTATATCATCTACATATATATATTGTAACCAATATGTTAAATATTCTAAATCTATAGAGTAACCTGATCTAGCAACAATAGCTATATCTTGTGCTACTTTTTTATAATCCTTTTTAGCAAGAGGAAAATCACCATGACTACTAGTACATTCAATATCAAAAGAAGCTATCATAAGTGGTGCAATTTTATTAATATCTAAAGAATTAATATTTTTATAATTTATAGTAAAATTATAATCACATCTTGTTTCATTATCAGATATTAAATAATCGCTAATAGAAACCCATCCACATGGTTTAATATTAAATTCATGAATATATTTTAAAAACGGATCAATATTACTTTCATATAATTTAAATCCTTCTTTTTTTCTAGACAGGAAATAATATTTTAAAGAATTAAATAATCCCAAAGATTTAACACTTACTTTAATATAATTAAATAATTTATCATTTGTAAAACCCCAAAATTCTTTTTTATTTACAATAGATAAACCATTAAAATGATCTTTAAACTGTTTTGATATTATATTTTTTTGATATTGTTTATCTTTCCATACTGCAGTATATTTATCATTTATCATAGTAATATTTAAATCATCTACTTTTTTCTTATAATTATTATAAGATAAATCGTCCCATTCTTCTGGCGCTTTTACATAAAAATATGGTTCATAATCAGTTATATTAACTGATATAGTAGAACCATTTTCATCTATACCATAAATTAATATAGAATATAGGTCTTGTTCTTCATCATATGATTTTTTTATTTTACTTTTATCATTTTCAGGAATATACCAATCTGTTATTTGAAATTTTACTTCAATATTAGTGTCTGAAAATTCAGGTACATTTTTTCTAGGAAAGTCCATTAGATTAATTAATTAATTTAATTTTTAAATATCATTTTTTTATATAGAAGGCTTATAATAAATGGATGTTAAATTAGAAACATTAATAATTATAATATTAGTATGTATAATTTTTTATTTATTTTATATAACAAATTATAATAGAAAATTATTAAAAATTACAAGCACAATAGATGATAATAATTATTATGTACAAGATAAAGAAGATGCGCAAGAAGCAGCTAATTTAATAGCAAAAATAAAAGAAAAATTGAAATTATTATTATTTCATCTAGAAAAAAGTTATCCAAATGATAATAGAGTTAAATTATTAAAAAAAAATTATAGAGAAAATGCTTTAAAAGAAGGGATTGATGATCCTAAATATACAAGTTATTCTGTTAACAAAGGTGAACAAATAATATTATGTCTTAGAAATAATAACAATTTAATGGATATAAATACGATGATGTTTGTCGTTTTACATGAAATGGGTCATTTATCATCTGAAACAATAGGTCATACAGATGAATTCTGGTCAAATTTTAAATGGATTTTGGAAGAATCTATTAATATTGGAATATATATAAAACAAGATTTTAATAAAAAACCAATAGAATATTGTGGAATATCTATAACATCAAGTCCATTAGATATAAATAATACAAAATTCGATTTAAAATCAGATAAAAAAGATATAATAGAAGCATTTATAATAAATAAAAAATATTTAAAATAAAAATAAAATAAAATTATTTTTATAATATTAATTTTTATATGCTATAAATATTATAGTTGTAATACCTAATAAAAGAACTTTATCAAATATATACACCATTTTGATAATATTATAAAAGTTTCTAAAAATAAATTGCAATTCCATTAATCTTGAATTTAAAATATTATTAGAAATATTTGATTGAATTAAACCATTATTTAATTCTATAATATAATCTTTAATAAATTTATTTAAATCATATTTTATAATATTATTAGTATCAAATATATCTATACTTACTTCTAATTGACATTGTGGACATTTATATTCTAATACTACATTTTTATCAATATATTTAATTTTTTTATCCATTTTATTAAAACATTCTAAACAGTTTTTATTATTACATCTAATACAATCTATTTTATGACCATCTATTATATTTAAACATATACTACACTCATTATTAGTATTATTTGTATCAATATTCATATTATTTAATAATATTTTTATATTATTATATTTTTATATTTATTATATTTATCATATTTTTATATTTATTATATTATAATAATAATATATATATATATATATTAAAGATATAATTATAATGGATGAAAAATATAATACATGGCTTAAATCACATAAGTCTTATTCTATTAAAAATATAAATAATAATGATGTTTTAGAAGTTTATTTATATAATGATAATAATGAAATAATATTTAATAAAATAACATTACTACCAATTTTAAAAAATATAGAATTATCAAATGATAATGGTATATTAAAATATAATCCAATAAAGGAAGAAGATGATATTGTTATGAATAAATTATTTCCAAATTATAATGGCGAAACTATTGAACAAATAAATATTAAAGAATGTATTATGATATCGGTAGATAATCCTTACTTTAATGAAAAAAGAAATGAAACAATAAATATATTAAATGAATTTAATATACCAAAAGGTACTGTATATATGGGATATAATAATGAAAATGTTAAAGACTCTCCTTTTTATAAATATATGGAAAATAATGATTGGTGGACTAGAAAAGAATTAGTTTGTGGTATGTTAGAAATTTTTGAAAAATTTGTAGAAGAAAGTAATGGAAATGAGTGGTTATTATATATCGAAGATGATGTTAGACCTGTAAATATTAGTAAAAATGAAAATTTAAAAAGTTTATATAATATACCAAAAGATGCTGAATTAATTAAACCAGATCGTGGTAATAATACTAGTTGTGAAATAAAAAATATGAAATATAAGCAATGTTACTCTGGAGCTTATACACATGCTTTTTATATTTCAACTTCAGGTTGTATAAAAATATTAAATTATACAAAAAAATATAAATATAGATATGCTGCTGATGTAGATATTTATAAATTATCTAAATTTTATATAAATTCACCAACCGGATTTGATGGTTGGTCATTTATAGAAACACGTGATAATGAAATATTAAAAAATAGATATATAGAATTTATTAATATACTAGAAAATTTAAAACAAGAAGAAAAAATTGCGATATATTATATGGATAATATTATATTTAATCAAACATCAGCGCCATGTGCCGACTTTAATGGACAATATGGACTTTACAAAAAAAAACAATAATATCAATATTAATATGATATACTATAATATATATATATATATATTAAGATATATTATAATGGATGAAAAATATAATACATGGCTTAAATCACATAAGTCTTATTCTATTAAAAATATAAATAATAATGATGTTTTAGAAGTTTATTTA